TGTTCGTGGATCTACGTTATCAATATTTCACGGTTCTGAATGTGCGTTCTGGGCGAATATGGATGATGTTCTCGCAGCGGTTGATGCGGCTCTTCCTGATGTATCTATTAACCCTGTTGTATTTCGTTTTTTGGAGTCAACAGCTAACGGTTATAACAACTTTAAAGATTATTGGGATGATGCGGTGGAGCGTTATAAACGTGGCGAAAAGGCTGCAACAGTTCCTTTATTTGTAGCGTGGTTTGAAGATGATACTTACACAGTTCCTTACGATGGATTTGAGCTAAGCGAATTTGAACGCATGAAAATGGAGAAACATAACTTAACGCTTGACCAAATTACTTTCTGGCATCGACAACTTGTTAAGAAAAGAGGCAATGTTGCCTTAACACTCCAAGAATATCCATTTGATCCTGAGGACGCTTTCCGTTCTTCTGGTAACTCGGTATTCGACAACGAAGTTCTCTCTGTTGTTAAAGATGAAGTTTTAACTCACACCCCGTTAAAAGCATCGTTTGACTTCAAAGTTGAAACTATTGCTGGAGATATTGATGATTGGAAAATGCTTGATCTAAAGCTTACTAACGATCAAGACGGAGTGGTGGAAATCTACGAAAAGCCTCAACAAGGCGTACCATACTGTATTGGTGTTGATATGGCTTATGGTCTTGGACACGATTCATCTGTTGCTCAAGTAGTCCGAAACGATACTAAAAAACAAGTTGCTATTATGGCTTCTAACCGTATAAACGGAGAACGATTCGGAATACTTGTTGCCGCACTTGGATATTACTACAATGACGCTCTTATCGGCGTTGAAACTGCTGCTAATGGTGAAACTGCAATCGCTATTTTGAAGAAGTTTGACTATCGAAACATCTATATTCGTGAAGTTATGAGCTCGTCTATGGGCGCAAACTATACGGAGGTATATGGAGTTAAAACGACACGACAAACTAAACCTGCAATGATTGAAAATATGCGATTCATCTGTGATTCATATCCTCTTGGTAAGTATCGAAATATCACTGATTATAAAACGATTACTGAGATGGAAGCGTTTGCTTACGATTATGGAGACAATCCACAAATCGGAAAAGAAGATCAAGCTAAAATGCACGGCTTCGGCAGACACGATGATAAAGTCATGGCGCTAGCGATTGCATACTACATTGGCGACCAACAACGTAAATACGTTGAAACGAAAACAGAAGAAGAAACAAAGTTCTCATTTCCACCAGAATTACAAACTGAATCTGATAGTGAGGACTACGAAGTGGAGGACGCATGGCATCTATATTACCAATAACAAAGCTTTCAAAAAAACAAGTTAAAAATGGCGCTGCTGTTTTAGCTTTTTTAGCCGCTTTATACGGCATTGATGAAAGTGATTTGGTAAAAGCCAAACCTGTTGTCCTCGACTTAGTTGGTCGTTTAGAAAAAGCAGAAATTAAGATTAAAAACCTTGAAACAAAACTAGATGAAACAATTGCTATAAGCAATAAAAATAACGAAGAATTTGACAGACGCATAAATGAAGTCATTAAAAACTTTAAGATTCGTATTTCAAACGACAATGAAGTTAATGAGGAATTAGTAACGGTAAATTTCGATGCAAGATAGAGAATATTCATTAAATTACAAATTGTTTCTTGAGGACGAAAAGTACAAGAAGCAATCAAACCTAACAGCATATTGGGATCAAATGCAAAATTTTTATGAGGGAAAACAACTTCCTCAAACCGAAGTTAAAGGACTTCCTAAATTTGTCGCTAATATTTGTGCGTTTTTAGTTAGAACTAAAGCATCAAAAATAATTGGTACACCATACTCAATTGTCCATCAATCAGCAAATGAAAGAGCGATGGATATGCTTGATAAATTTGACAGATTTGTTTTGACAGACATGCAATATCCTGTCGGTTTACAAGAAACAATCCAAAATATGTTGATCTATGGAACAGCCATTGAATACTACAGATTCGATGGAAACTCAGTTGCTTTTGATGCTTTATATGAAGGAAAACTTGTGCGTGAGCACGTAGACGTAAGAAGATTTGCTGTTGCAAATCCATATCTCAACTCACTTCAAAAACAAAAGTGGATAATGTATTGGTCATACTTTGACGTAAGCGCTGTAAAAGCGATGTGTAAGCGCAAAAACGGCGAAACCGAGAAACAATACGAGGAACGTAAAAATTCAATCGTACGTGACGATTATGACGAAAATCAAGCCAAACAAGATCCTCAATATATTCAACACGGTGTATGTCTAGTATTTACTAGATTCTTCCGTGTTAATGGAGAAGTAGTTTATCAATCATCTACAAAAGATGTCGACTTATTCTCACCTCGTTATTTATCTCCATCAGCTCAAGAAAAAGTCTTGGTTGAAATGGAAAAGAAATTTAATAAATCAGCCGACTCTGAAAGAGATGAAACTAAAGTTAGAGATTATGAAGGCATTGATCCAGAAGTTCCAACTATCGAAGCTCAAAAAGATAAGATGACTTCTAAAGAGTATCAAGAAAAACTTTCTAAATTCTCTTTATATCCATTCGTTGATTTTGCTCTTAGTCGTAGATTCAATCATTTCTATGGAATTAGCGATATTCAAGACTATATCTCAGCACAACAAGTCGTTAATTACCTATACACATTAAGTGCTAAGAATATTCAAGATAACGCTTGGGGAAAATGGATTGTTAAAGCAGGAGCGCTTAACGGTCAAAAGATTAATAACAATGGTGGTCAAGTTTTAGTTGATTATTCTCGTGGGAATGATTGGGGAATTAAACGAGTTGAAGCGAACTCTGGCAATATGGTCAATGTTTGCGAATATATCAACAACATTATTTCTGTTATCAGAACACTTAGCGGTTCAACAGAAGCTATTACTGGTGAAAATGCTGCTCAATTATCTGGATATGCTATCTCTCTTTTACAAGAACAAGGCAATACAGTCTTTGAGATGGTACAACAAAAGATTTGGAACGGTAATGCGATTGATGAAGCTAAAATTAGACTTCAATTCTATATTCACTATTACGATAAGAAAATGCACTTTATCTATGAACTTGATGACACTGAGTTTATTAAAGAAGAAAGAGCAAGAGACTGGAAGATTGATCGTGACTTAGCAAGATATAGAGCTGAAGCACAAACAAATCCAAATGCTGTTCCTCCAAAACGAGAAGATTATCCAGCAGTCACTCATTTCCAAGAACGTGAGTTTGATGTCAATGAAATTAAGAACGAAAAATTCTATATCGTTCCAAAAGCTGGTAGAGGCATTAAGTATAGTGAGGTTGTTCAAGCAGACCAAATCAATCAATTATTTAAAGATGGTGCTATCTCAAAACTATCCGCAGCAGATAAGAAAGCATATATCGATTTAAATCCATTGCTTGATGAAACAACAAAAGCAAAATATATGCACATTTTAGAGCAAGAGGCAGAATCACAAAATGCAATTCTCACTCAACAAGTGCAACAACTTACTCAAACGCTCCAAGATAAGGACATGATGCTCACAGCAATGCAACAAAGAATAACCGCTCAAGCTGAATACATCAAAAACTTAACTGGACAATTTAAAAACAGTCTCAGTGCTGCAAATGAGCAAAACAAAATTTATCAAAAAGCGCTTCAAGCTAAATCAGATGCTACTTCATCGTCATCTCAAAGCTCTAAAGCCAGTGCTTCAGATAAATTAATTCAAGAAGGTGTTAATGCTGCAATAGCGCAGTAAAACATAAATCCTAGTAGATAAGGTAGTCCGCAAGACTTAATCATTACAATTTAATTTCGCATAGATAGCGTGACCTAAAGTCTAAAAATTAGTTCGCAAATGTCGATAGCGTAATTCTTAAAAAGGAGAATTTAAAAATGGCAGAAGAAGAAAAGGAACAAGTTGAAAAGGTAGAAGATGATTTTTCATTCGATGATGACCGTTCAGATTTAGAGGAGTCTAACGAAGACAATGATACTAATGAAGGTGAAAGCGGCGACAAAGAGAAAAACACACAATCGGCTCCTAAACAAAGTTCCAAACAAAATCACGAGCAAAAATTAAAAAGGCTCGAAAAAGAAGCGTACACAAAAGGACAAATCGATGCAATCAAGGTTAATCCTTTCACAAAGAAAGAGATTAAAACCGAGGAGGACTTGGAACTTTACAGGTTTATGAAAGAAGCATCCGATCAAGGACAGGACGCTGTAATTGAAGGATATAGTGCTTACTTTGCTAAACAAGCTAAAGAAAAAGAAGAAGCGCTACTTAAACAATCTAATGATGAAAAAATCAAAGCCCAACAAGTAAAACAACTGGAGCAATTCAAAAAAGCAATTCCAGATGTAAAAGAAAGAGAAAGACTTCTTAGTGATCCAAACTTTAAAGAATTATATGAGGAGTTGATTGAAAAAGGTGGAGATTTAGGAAAAGCGGCAAAAGCATTTCTAAAAATGGAAGAGTCGTTTGGCAAAAAAGCATCAATTAGAGAAGAAGCAAAAAATTCTCAACCACCAAGCCCAAACGATGGAAATGACGGAAGAATTAAAACGATCGATTCTATGAGTGACGAAGAAGTTCACAAAGAATTTGAAAAAAAATTTAAACGTAGTTTCTAAGTTAGCGATTTTCCTGTTTGTGAGAATAGGAGAATTATTATGGCTACAGATACAACATCAAATGAATTTAAAAACATGCTTAAATTAGGCGATTTTGGTTCAGTCGAAAACAAAGATTTAGTTGAAAAAGAATTATTTAACAGAATTAAACCAAAAGTTGGTTCATGGGCAGGTAGATGCTACAAAATGAATCTTCCAGCACCATACAAAGTTATGAGCTATAGAACATTAGTTATGCCTGAAATTCCATCAGCAGCATTACTTGTTCTTCAAGAAGGCGTTACACCTGATCCAGTTGGAAGCTTAATTTATGCAGAACAAACAGTCAGAGTCAAACCTTATGGCTTCTACAGCAAATATACTGATGAAGATATGACTTATGGCTTCGATAACATTGTTGGAGATTTATCCGAATCAGTTATTAATCAAGGCGAACAATTATTAGATAAATTCGCTTTCGGCGCATGGAAAGCAGGAACACAAGTCGTTACTGCTAATAACGGATTAACAAGACAAGATTTCATTAAAATGAGAATCTTCCTCCAAAAAATGACTAAGAAAGGTGCTAAAGTCCATGCTATTTTAACACCAGAAGACGTTGCAGAACTCAGATTAAGATATAACTCAGCAGGTGCAAACTTATTCCAAGATTTACCACTTAATGAACAATCAGTTGTTAATGGTGCTCTCTATAAATTTGAAGGCGTCTTTATTGAAGAAGACGATTCAGAAGGTATGTATTACACTGTAACTGCTGATAGCACAACAACTAGTAAGAGATATGCTTTCTTCTATGTTGAAGATAACAGAGGCAGACAACCAGTTGCAATTATCTCACCTGATAAAGGAAACGGAGAATTTGTTGCAAAAGCACTTGGCGAAAGCGGTGAAGATCCATTAAATCAAAGAGGTTCAATTGGTCTTAAATTTAAAGGTTTAGGCACACACATCATTGCTGATCAATGCTTATTAAGAGTTGAAATCGTTGCTAACAGCGATAGCGGTGCAGCTTATGGTATTGCTACAGTTAAATCAGGCTTCTTATACAATCAAGCAGGATTCAATAACTATGGCGGTTCAACAACTGTATTAAAGAATCAACCTGCAAATGGTAAAGCAGAAGGTGATGCTTCAGCAAACCCAGCAATTGTAGCAACAAATGCCACATCTGCAAAGTCACCAGTTAACGGTTAGGTTTTAAATCAGAAAGGAGAATGAACGATGAGTAAAACTGAGACAAAACCACAACAAAAAGAGAAGTACATTACAGTTCTTTTAAACAAAGACGCTAATGACAGCTCTACAAACAAATTCTTTTCTTACAATTTGCAAGGCTTTACCTTAAAGGTTGGCGTTCCAGTTGAGGTTCCTCTAGAAGTATATGAAGCTTGTATGAAGAACTCTCACTTAGCCGATCGAATTACAGCTTACAACGTTGTAGAAAGATAAAATTCGAAAATTTCCCCTCGTTATGGGCGAGGGGAAACATATCCTTGAAATAGTTTAGCGAGTGCAACTCTCGCATCAAGGAACCTCCTTTCTAGCATATCGTTTCATGCTTATTCATTCGTTTAAGAGTTAAGGCTCTCTTAAAAAAGCCTAACTCCCTTGGAGGCAGATATGAACTTAAGTGAATTAATTTATCAAGTAGTAAGAAACACAATTCTTTATGAAAACAACAGCAGTATAAGTGTCGGACTTGTTAGAAGATACGCTTATTATTTAACAACCAATCAAGAAAGCGATGATGGTATAACAATTGATTCAGATTACAAAAAGACTGTTGATAATGTTTTTATTGCTGTAAATCAAGCGATTCAAAGAGTAGCTTCACTTGAAAAAATAGCTCCTAAAATTGTAGAGGCAGAAGTCGGTGAAGGCAATTTAATTGACTTAAGTTCATACGATGTAAATCGTGTATTAAATGTGTATTATGACTATCCAAGAGTCGGCAGAATTAACTTAGAGTTTGATAAAAAAGGAAAGAAAACTGTTCACTTAAGAAAGAGACTTCCTTCATCGATTTCTGCTGTTCAAGTTGAATATTATCCTGAAATAAAAAAATTTGATTATGAAGACATTCAATACCATTTAGATAGTGGCGCTAATGCTTTAAGCGAAGAAGATGACACTATAACAGATGAGGATGTCGATTTAGCTGAGTTAGGCATTTCCAATCTTGCTTGTTCTGCAATAATTTTGTATTGCAAAGGCATTTTAGGCAGAGACGTCTATGGTAGCGAAGCAGATTACTGGGTTAATCAAGCTGAACAATATTTCTTAGATCTTCCAGATTTTGATGGTGAACCAACACACGAACAATCAGAAATCGAAGATATTTATGGTGGGTACTATCAATGAAGGTCTCTAATTTTCAACCTATAAGACATGGTGCTAAGACTCGTAAAGAGTTCAATATTGGCAACTTTAAGGGTGTTGACTTAACTTCACCAACATTTGATGTCGCCAGTAATAGAGCAATTCAATGCCAAAATTTTTTGAGAAGCGGAGACATATTAGAAAAAAGAAAAGGCTTAAATCATCTTAAAGATTTCGACGACGATTTATTAAATATATGGTTATTTAAGAATTATCTTATTTTTCACGTCGGTAACGATATTGTTATAACCAATAAAAATTACGAGACACTTGAAACCTATTCAAATATTGTAAAAGACGTTAAGATTTCATCAATCGTTAAAAACGATAAATTGTATATATTTGGTGGCATTTTCTTATACATATTAACTGAAGAAGAAGGATCTTTCACTTTAACACAAGCAAGCGACTTAGCTTACGTTCCTACAACGACAACAGGTATTGGAGCAAGCAATTTAAGCATAAATTATGACACCAATCGACAATCTTATGACAAACGGAATTTACTTACACACTATCATAAAAACGAGCTAACAACAGGCTATAAAAAAGAAAAATCTAATTCATACGAATATATTTTGGATGCTGATTTTTCATTCGATGATGTAGATGATGAAACTCCTCGTGTTTTTATATCGGAATACAAGGACGAACAGTGGCAAGATACGGTTTTGCGTTTTTCTTTTGTTGGGGCTTATGTTTCTGGTGAGACAAACCTTGGGGAAGCTGCTTTATTAACCGCAACTTATTACAAAAGTTCTGGCTCAGTAAGAGTCGCTTTAGCAGATACATACAGGCAAGAAACATATAAAATAATTGACGCTAGCGGACATCCATTATTGTTAGACTCTCAAAATAACGTTATTGAAATTGACTGGGAGACTTATCATATTGAAGAGGGCGAAAACGGATATGTAATTATTTTAGATGCTAATGATAATG